CAAGGTACAATTAATGGACAAGATTGTCATGTGTACCCTTACTATGAGAAAGATTCTAAAGAACAGATTATCAACAAGATTCGTATCGTAGATACTAAAGAGTTCTACCAAGAAGGAGAGAAGGGTAAGCGTACTGGCTTATTCGGACAACATCTCTTTGCAGAAGGTGCTAAGTTTATTACTGTAACAGAGGGTGAGTTGGATTGTCTTGCAGCTTATCAAATGATGGGCAGTAAATGGCCTATCGTTTCTGTACGTAATGGTGCAGCGTCTGCTGTTAATGAGATTAAATATAACTTAGATTATCTCTCAACATTTCAAACAGTAGTTCTATGCTTTGATAACGATGAACCTGGACGTAAAGCTACTAGAGAGATTGCTAACTTGCTTGAGCCAGGACGCTGTAAGATTATGCATCTATCCAAGAAGGATGCTTGCGAGTATCTTATGCAAGGGCAATCTCAAAAGTTTGTACAAGACTTCTGGAGTGCTAGAACTTACACACCAGAAGGTATCTTATGTGGAGAAGACATAGAAGGTGTACTCTTTGCAGAAGAAAAGATTGAAAGTTATCCTTATCCTTGGGATAGTCTTAACAGTATGTCTTATGGTATGAGACAAGGAGAACTAGTACTAGTAACTGCTGGTAGTGGTATGGGTAAGTCTAGTGTCATGCGGGAACTTGCTCATTACCTTATGAAAGATGCTGATGAAAAAGTTGGTTGTCTATTTCTTGAAGAATCAGTACGTAAAACCAGTGATGGTATCTTATCTATTGAAGCTAACAAGAAGTTTCATATCCCTGCATCTGATGATAACCAATGGGATGATGATGATCGACGTGAAGCATATCAGAATATGGACAGACTAAAGAATGCTGTATTCTGGAATCACTTTGGCTCTACTAATTTAGATAACTTACTTAGTCGTATTCGTTACATGGCTAAAGGATTAGATTGCAAGTACATTATTCTAGATCATATCTCTATAGTTATATATGATCTTGGTGATGAGCGTAAGGCAATAGATACTGCCATGCTTAAGTTAAGAACTTTAGTACAGGAATTAAACGTACATCTTATGGTTGTCTGTCATCTTAGTAGACCTAGTGGTGTAGGCCATGAAGAAGGTGCAAGCGTAAGTCTTAAAGAACTACGAGGTTCACACAGTCTTGCCCAGTTACCTGATATGATCTTTGCTTTAGAAAGAAATAACCAAGCTGTTAGTGAAGCAGAGCGTAACAGAACTTTAGTTAGAATATTGAAGAATAGATTTTCTGGTGAGACAGGACCAGCCACTATGCTAGTATGGTCTAAGTCTACTGGACGATTGACAGAAGTTCCTATTGATGATAATGTCCCTGAGAATGTAGATGGTACTGAGGAACTACATGATGATAGAGAATTTGATTAAGGAGAAAGAGGTTGTTGTTTTTGATATTGAAACTGATGGGCTTCTCAGCACCGTTTCTACTATCTATTGTATAGTATGTAAAGAGTATCCTAGTGGTAAGGTATTAACATTTAAAGGTGATGAGTGTTACACTAAGTTTTTAGATTATATTAATAAAAACAAAGTGTTAGTAGGTCATAATGTTTTATCTTATGATCTGCGTGTACTAAGTAAACTACTAGGATACAAACATTCTATAAAAAATGTAGTAGATACTTTGATCTTATCTCAATTATCTAATCCTATACGAGATACAGGTCATTCGCTTGCCGCATGGGGAGAGAGGTTGTCTTATCCTAAGATGCCTTCTCCTCCCTTTACCCATCTATCAGATGAAATGGTAGAGTATTGTATCAATGATGTTGAACTTACTTATAAATTGTTTGAGCATCTATTAGATAAAACTAAAAAGTTTTCTGATGATAGTATAATTAGAGAACATAGATTTAGATATCTTATGGATCAACAAGAACAGTATGGTTTTTATTTTGATATACATTATGCTACAGAATTTCTTGCAGAACTTACCGATGAATGTATTGGTATAGAAAAAAACTTACAAGACATATTTCCACCTACAGTTGTAGAACTAAAAACTAAAACAAAGTATATCCCATTTAATCCAGCATCTAGAAAACAAATAGCTGAACGTCTAATGGAAAAGGGATGGGAACCTAAACAGAAAACAGCTAAAGGAAATATAATAGTAAACGAAATAGTTCTTGAGTCTGTAGATATACCAGAAGCACAAAGCATTAAACATTATCTACTATTACAAAAAAGAATATCACAAATAAAATCTTGGATTAAATTTTGTACAGAAGATACATCCAGGATACATGGTAGAGTTTTGACACTAGGAACTATCTCTAATAGATGTAGTCATAATGAACCTAATGTAGCACAAACTCCTGCTGTATATTCTCCTTATGGAAAAGAATGCAGAACGTGTTGGACTATAGAAAACAAAAATGATTACAGATTACTTGGATGTGATGCTTCACAATTAGAGTTAAGAATCTTAGCTCATTATATGAAAGATGAAAATTATATAAATGAAATCCTTCATGGAGATATTCATACTGCTAATCAAAAAATGGCTGGACTACCTACTAGAGATGCTGCAAAGACTTTTATTTATGCTTTAATTTATGGTGCTGGTCCTGCTAAGATAGCTAATATCATAGGTACAAAATCAACAGCAAAGGGTGCAGCAATCCGAAAGAAATTTCTTGCCAACGTCCCGTCGATTGACAGGTTGTTGACAAGCGTGACCGACTGTGCTACAAGAACGAACAAGCTGCGCGGCTTAGACGGTAGATACTTTAGAGTTCGTAGCTTACACGCCTCGCTTAATGTTTTAATTCAAGGGGGTGGAGCAATAGTTTGTAAAGAATGGTTAATACAAATTATTAAATTAATACAACAAGAAGGAATAGATGCTAAACCTGTTGCTAATATACATGATGAGATTCAGTTTGAAGTACATAAAGATCAAGCTGAGTTACTAGGACAGGTTACAAAGCAAGCTATGAAGAATGTAGAATCTATTTTAAATGTTAGCTGTCCACTTGACAGTGATTACAAAATAGGTTATACATGGGCTGAGACACATTAGTAAGGAGTAACAATGACTAAACGAACGAACCAAGACAGACTACTAGCAGCATTAGAGAAACGTATGAGAGTTACTCGTAAGACTGCTATTGAGAATGGGTGGTGCGAGAATCTCACCGCTACTGTATCTGATCTACGTAAGAAAGGATACAACATAGAAGCTAGGACAAACCGTACAGAAGATGGTAAGTCTTATACTAGATACAGCTTGATTAAAGATATTGAATTTAATCAAGTTGCTTAAACTTAATCTTAAAACTTTTTTATTGTAAGGAGAAACAGCTATGGCTGTACTAAAAGGAAAGTCCCACTGGGCAAAAGTAGATCGTGCCGTTAACCCCTTTGACCCTAGCAAACCTCGCTGGTCTATTGATGTTCAACTTGTTGACCCTGATAGTGTCAAGATGATTGAAGAGATGGGCATCCCCATCAAAAACAAAGAAGATGAGAGAGGAGATTTTGTCACTCTCCAGAAAGATCAGTTCCTTACTAATGGACAGGAACTACCCAAGCCTCGCGTCATTGACGCAAAGAAGAATGATATCTCTGGAACCATGATTGGTAATG